ACCAATATGAACAGGATTTACTGATGCATTGAACCAATCAGTACGTTCTAATTCAGAAAGACGTTCTTCTTCTTGTTCTTCTTCGTAACGCTCAACTTCATCCATTAAGCCACCAAAATCAATTAGATCTTCTGGCAGATCTTCAATTGAATCACGATCGCTAATATCATAGTCATAGTATTCATCACATCCATCTTCATACTTACCAATGAACCCCATTCCAGGTTCATGATATAATGCACGAACATCCCATCCTTCTCCGAAAAGAAATTCGTAAAGTGTGGTTGGAGGAGCCCATGCAGAATCAAAATGCATTACGATAGTATTATCATCTTCTCGTTCCCAATCTTGCATGGAAACATCCCACTTTGTACCCCAGTTTTCAACTGACCAACCATAGTCCCATGCGCCATCTGGATTTGGACGCAGATGATTCAGTGGCTCAGATTTTTCTTTTTGAAGTTCTTCTTCGAAGGCATCAATTTTAGTTTTATCAGTGTGTGATAAAGTTACTGTGTTGTAGCACCAATTAGGCATAATATATTTTCCTCTCAGTTATCGGCTATGTTAGCCTTGATCTTTCTCATTAACTCAAATGCATCAGGCATACCTTCTGCTTCCATTACGTCATCATAGAATTCATCTTTTGCTTCTTGAATCATGACAGCGACTCTCATACAATCATCGGCAGACATACTATTTAATAACATCGTAAATTCGTCATCCTTTAATGACATCAAAAACAATAGAAAATCTCTATCCTCGGGTTTAAGATGTTGCACTTTCTTTGACTTTCTTAGGGAGTGGAGGAATAAATCCAGCGTCACTGACTAATTTCCTAGTAATTTTAGGATACAATTTATGTAAAGTCTGGTCTTTGGCTGCAATGATAATACTGGCTTCTTCTTTCTTCAATCCTTCGATGAAAGAAATGAATAAACTCTCACGCTTTAGTGGTGTAAGATCTGCACGGCAGAAAATATAAAGTTTCTTCATCTCACTGAACAAATTGGTTGGTGTCATACCCAATGGTTCATCGGCAGGTTTGTATGGTGGTTCACCTTCAGGAAGAATCATTTTCTTTTCTGAAAGGAATGCGTACTCGAAAAGAATCCTTAATGGAACATCATCTTTATAGGTTTCAATTACCTTAGGATTATCTTGGATTTCCTGAAGGATCTGTACAATATATTTTCTCATTTAAAAGTCCTCAATCTCATCTAACAAAAATCGGCAACGATGTTCCATGAGGTAGTTCATGATCGACATTTTGTCACCAGTAGGTTTATTACTTAGGTACTCTGCGATAATGTCAGATTTAATCTGCTCTGGAATAAATTTGAAGTCAACCAGAGTAGAATTCCTATGCCAGTTACGACGTTCTTCGTCATTCTTACATGCAATAAATCCATTATCAAAGAATTCTTGTAGTCGTTTTGCACTGACTGGTTTTTGTCTATCGCCAGAAGAGAATACATCGTCTTTGCTTAGGATATTTGGAACACCATCACCAGCATCACCTTTAACAATGTGTTCGATTTTATACTCGATGATTTCTCTCTGAGATGCAGTAATGTATTTCTTTTGCATCGGTGACCATTGCTTCACAGTAGGATATAACTGCAACTGTTTGAAGTCTTTGTCAGAAGAAAGGATAAGAATCTTTTGTGGATCCTCAACCAATCCTTCTTGTACTAGTTGATTGTTTTGAGCCCACTCTGTGAGTACTGCAATGATGTCATCTGCTTCGCACCGATCTAGATGCATTACACGATACGGAAAGTGCTGTGCGATATCCTGACGCATCTCATTAAGTGTATCAAAGATCAAGTGCCAATCTAAGTCAGATGCTTCACGTGTTTTCTTTCTACCATCTTTATAGTATTGAAAGAATTCCCTGCGCCAGTACTTACGACCATCACAACATACAATGACTTCTCCATATTCTTTACCATACTTTTTCTTGTATGATTTGATTGTGGATAGTGTTACATGGCGAATCAAATTCTTAATCTCGCTTTCTGTACCCTTCAACTCTCGCTGGAAGGTTAAGATAGCACTGAGGGCAACCTGCGAATAATCAATTAATATCATTTCTTTCTCACTTTATCTGCAGAATATTTACCAACTTCTGGGTTATCAATATATTTACCACCACCATTTGGATCTTGTACCCATTGTTTATCATCAATTCTAGTCAAGAATATAGCATTACAATATCTTCCATCACCACTATACTTTGGCATGTTGGCATCAGACTCTAATTTTGCTACTTCGTGCCATGTGTTGGATGTAATCAATACAATCCTATTTGGTTTAATTTCAATAGTGGCTTTCTTTTCTTGAGTATAAGAACTCAAAATTATTTCGCCACCCTTAAACTTCTTAGGTTCGGTATGAAAGTAACTTAACATTGTATAGAATGACGCATCACAATGCGCACCATAGTAATCTGCATTCTGGTAGTAAGAAAGAAGATGAGATCGATGATTACAATAAAATAAAGTTTTATATAATTCATTGTGAGACATCAATCCATTATGAAATTCTTTTGAATTCATCTGATGTACTGATGAAGAAATTAATGCTGAGTGTCTCCAGTTATTGAAAACAGATTCTAAAAACACTCCACTTTTGGAAGCCAATGCACCATACTCATTCTCTGCAGTATCGAGTTGTTTCTCTCCAACTAATACACTTTCTTTAGTCAACCATTTTAACTCAGTCATAATTTCTTTAAGTTGATTTTCATTAAAGAAATTATCGATGACGACAGCATTGATGCCTTCATCAATATATGTAAAATCCATTAAAATGCTCCGAGAAGAATACACTCTTCATTGATGCGACCATTTGGTACAGTCGGTTTTGTTGTTATTGTTTTCATTGCACCATTCAATGCACGCTTGCCCATCGCAAGTCCTTTAAAGAATTCTTCTGGCTTACGTAACATAAGTGTCTTGGAATTCTTGACATCAAAGCCAAGGATCGTAGTTCCTTTAACAGAAAGTGTTCCACCCTCTGCTTTGTATACAGTAACCTTACGATACTTAGTATTATACACCCAAAGTTCATTTGAGGCAAGTATATCTTCTGGCTTGCAAGACTTGAGTTTTAGTTCAACAAACTCACGCATGAATTTCATACGTGCCACAACCTTAGATGGTGGTGGTGCTTTGCGTTTACGTGGAGACCTGTTTGCTTTAGCAGTCTGAACCTGTTGTTGGCAGTCAGCTACAATGCCACGCAAAAACTCAGCATACTTCTTCAATTCTTTTTTCGTTAAGAATGAATATCCTTCGACAAGTTGATCGTCGTTTCCTGCAATTGCGTCTTCGATTTCTTGGAGTTGTGGTACATAAAATTCTCCAATTCGTTTTGCAACTGGTGCTGATACTTCATTTGAAAGTAGATAATTCTTTGCCGAGAACTGCGTTGTCTTCGTTGTGATAAAGTCATCTATTGCTCCATCGAATTCTGCTGCATGTTTACGTGCTAATTCTTCCATTCGTTCTTGTATAGAAACGACTGGAGTTGAAACAACTTCTGCTTTTTTAACTTCTTTGATTAGTTTGTACTTACGAACCAATTCTGATGCTGTGTCAGAAATAAAATTCTGGTGCTTTTCGCTAAGTGGTTGATCACGTGATGCAAGACGACAGACTACTCCAAGAGATCTGACTTCAAAATCAGTGGCACGATTGATTGCAATGACTTCAGCTTTTTGTCCAGCCTTGGCAAAGTATTCAAGTGCACTCTTACGACGTTTCTTCTCGTCAAAGTTTATATTGTACCAGCCAAGTGCATGGTTAAGATCTGAATTATAATTTTCTTCTGTGAGCACTGGCTCATCAACGATCTTGTTGAGGATCGCATTGTTCTTCGCTCTTCGTTTTGCGGCATTTGCATTCATAGGTTTGGAACCTCCATAATAAGTATTTATTATACCTCAAAGCACGATTAGTGTCAAACAATAACCCTCAACAGTGTAGGGTTATTTCTTAAACGAAACCCCAGTTGTTCCACCCACTACTCCAGCTAGGATTAGGGATGCAAGCCACGTATCGAATCCCATTGGAATGTTGAGAATCGGGAACAATGTGTTCAGTGACCAGATTGTTGCAAGTGGTGCAAGAACAATAAGAACGAGAATGACACCAAGCCACACAAGAATACTAGATTTCATAATGTAAACTCCACTTTAGTTACTGAATCCCAGCGGAAAGATCTCCACTCAGACTTTTCTGTATCGAAGACTGCCATTGCGGATCCATTAGTCTTGCGACCTGCAGTGCTGGCTTCGGATGTTGGTTTCTTGTCTGCTGGAATGTTTCCTTCGACAAGGGTGCAACGCATTGCTCTTTCGGTACCATCTTTTTTGGTAAAAGTAACGCACAGATCTTTGATGTGTTCATCGTGGAGAACTCCAATTGTCCATGTTTTAAATTCTTCAAACTCTTTTTCATTCTTGAATACTGTTTGGAATGCCATTGTCTAATCTCACTTTCATTTCATTAATAATTGGTCCAAAGAATTCAACGAATTCTTTAGTCTCAAAGAAAGATGTATGACCACTATTGCATAATTCTTTCCCTGTTTCGGTAATAAGTTTCTGACGAATAGTAAACTCAATCAAATCATATGCATGACTCTTAATTTTAACTGTTCGTGTTAAACCTTCTCGATGAATCTCATACTCCAAGTCCATGGTCTGCCTTTCTGTGCTTTGGTTGTCGAATGTACTGAACCTTACTCTCTACTACACGCATGCGGTATTTCGGAGTACGCAAATCTTTTGCTACAAGATTTCTAGGTTTCAATGGTTTATTATACACGATATCCTCTTACAAAGCAAATTTCTTTAATAGTTCCTTGGCACCAGATGTATTAAGTACTTCGTTGTCCAGTTCTGCCATGATGATCAGACGTTGCAACAACTCAGCTTCTTTCTGTAGATTCTCATCTAGAGAATTGTACCACTCAAAGTAATCTTCCTCCGAGTCAAGATTCCACATGATGTTCAACATACGCTTCTGACGCTTACTTACGCCATGGATTGTAACTTCGTTCATACAGTTTCCTTAAAAATACTAGACCATGTCATCAGTTTATTCAACTTCTCATTCTTTGCAGTCATTACTGCAGACTCGCTAACAATTCCATTTTCGATCAGTAGATCAATCATACACATGAGGTCACCGATTTCTTCTTCAAGATGTTCTCGGTTGGTTTGCCCATTGTGTTCATCATCCATACCGAATCGAAATACCTTACTGATAGCCTGAGTTACCTCAGCACATTCTTCTTGCGTAATCAACAGAATCTCACTGTCGATTGCATTCTTTTGTTTCATCATTGCAAATTTATTCACTCATTATCTCCATAATATCCATAATCTTCATCTGTTCCAAACCCTGCTGATGCCAATGCAGATTCATGGTCACCATCCATGGATTCGTCAACATCGAACCCTTCTTCAAATGCCTGAATGGCGTCGTACACCATTTCCAATGGGATCTTTAACAACCCAGCGATTGAGATGGGTTTCATCCCTTCTTCATAAAGATCAACAATTTCTAATTGCAAGTCACTCATTACATTTCTCCATATGATACTGCATCTTCATCATAAGATGATGCTTCAAACTGTCGCATGTTGTGTTCAGCCATCATTCGATCCATGTATGATTCATAATCAGCCTCAGCAACAGCGTTTCTTTCTTGCTCTGCAAGATCATTCAATTCAACATTCAATTCATTTATAGTCATCACAATTCCTTTTCCTTAATCAACCCTAACACAGTTATTATGCTCTAAAGTCAAATAAAAGTCAATACATTTTTGGAGGACAAAAAACCCCTGTGGTATCAACAACTTACAGGGGTTTAAAACCTTACAGACAGTAGGGTTATTTTCTAATAACTATTTCTCTGTAAGTTCGTTCACAAAGTCTAGCAATAGTTCATGATGTTTTCCACCATGGTAGTGTTTATTTATGTAATACCAAGGTTTCTCGTACCAATAAAGTGGTGCTTCTGGATGGCAACCAATGATACCGATTCTACCTTGGATGATTGCCATCGGATCACCATTGCTATATCTTGCAATAGTTTTAAATTTAGTTTCATCGCCAATTAGTGCACAACCATCATAGAAGTACATTTCTTCTTTTTGGTCTTTCCATGTGACTGAAGCTACTGTTCCGTAGCTTCTTTTTACATCT